ATTTTTTTAAATCTCTTTATCATAAAAGAAAATATACTTGGTCAAAAGATTTTGATAAATTAAATTCTTATATAAAAGATTTTATAAAATTAAACTATAAATTAAATTTAGTTAATAAAGATTATTGGACAAATATTTTTGTTCCAAATGAAACAACAGAATTACAAACTAATGTTGATCCTGTTGATTTAAGAAATTCACCTGATTTTACTTTACTATATGGAATCAATACTGTTAATTGTAAAATTAAAATTCTTTATGATGATAACAGACGTAAGGGTAGAGATTGGACAATAGAATTAAAAGATAATAATTTTGTTATGTTTCCATCAACTAATATGTACAGTATTATAAATAAACAGAAAGAATCTTTAAATTTTGTACAGACTATAACTTATGAGTACATTTAATTTTGAAATTGTTTTATGAATTTAAATGATTATTATTGGTCTTTTGTTTCCGCAGTACCACCTAAATTATGTGATGACATAATTAAATTTGGTTTATCTAAACAAGAAATTTTAGCTACAACAGGGGGCTTTAAAAATGCAGAAAAATTAAATAAAGATGAATTAAAAAAATTAAAAGTTAAAAGAAACTCAAATATTACATGGTTAAATGAACCTTGGATATATCGAGAGTTACAACCATATGTTAATTTAGCTAATGAAAATGCAGGTTGGAATTTTCAATGGGACAGATCTGAAGTATGTCAGTTTACAAAATATAAACTTAATCAATACTATGATTGGCACAATGACGCTTGGAAAAAACCATATTCTAAGTCAGGGCCAGATTATGGAAAAATTCGAAAACTATCTATGACTTTACAATTAACAGATGGTTCAGAATATGAAGGGGGTGAATTAGAATTTGATTTTAGAAACTATGAACCCAATATGAGAGAAGAAGCCAAACATTTAAAACAAGTAAAAGAAATACTTCCAAAAGGATCTATTGTTGTGTTTCCTTCATTTGTATGGCATAGAGTTAAACCAGTAACGAAAGGAGTGAGATATTCATTAGTCATGTGGAATCTTGGATATCCATTTAAATAATATGGAAAAAGCATTACATTTTAATACACCTATTTGGGCAGAGTACAAACCAGAGTTTGTTAAATCTTTAAATAAAGCATCGGACAAATATATAAAAGAAGCTAAAAAAAGAGATAAAGAATATATTCAAAAATTTGGTGATTTTGGAACATCTTACCATTCAACACCTCTTATAGGAGATCATGATTTTATGGATTTAAGAAATTACATAGGTCAGAAATCTTGGGAGTTTTTAGATCATCAAGGTTTTGATATGAATATGTATCAGCTTATGTTTAGCGAGTTGTGGGTACAAGAATTTGCAAAAAAGGGAGGGGGTCTTCATTCAGCTCATATACATTGGAATCAACACGTATCGGGTTTTTATTTTTTAAAATGTTCTGAAAAAACTTCTTATCCTGTTTTTCATGACCCTCGAACAGGTGCAAGAGCTACAAAATTAAAAATGAAACCAGATGATAAAATTCACCTTGGAAATGAGTTGATTAATTATAGACCAAGACCTGGTTCATTGGTTATTTTTCCAGGATATTTAGAACACGAGTTTCTTGTTGATCATGGAAAAGAACCTTTTAGATTTATACATTTTAATATACAGGCAATACCAAAGGAACTTGCTAAAGATGTTTGATATATTTAACTCTTATTTAGATACACAATTATTTTCTTTTAATACTGAAGAAATAAAAAATAAAATATTAAATTTAAAATCTAAAGATAAAGGAAGAATAGTAAGTAATTATGGTGGTTGGCAAAGTAAAAGTTTTGAAAAAATAGATAAAGATTTTAAAAGTTTATTTAATAAAATAGATTCATCCGTACGAAAAATAGAAAAACATTTAGGTTTAGAAAAAAAATTATTTTTTTCAAACTATTGGTGTAATATAAATAATTCTGGTTCTTTTAATAGACCTCATCAACATTCTGGTGCCATAGTATCAGGTGTATATTATGTAAATATACCTAAAAATTCTGGAAACATAGTTTTTATGAATCAAAATTTAGATAATTTTTATCAACCAATAAAAGAATATAATAAATACAATTCTACGAGTTGGACTGTAGAACCAAAAAATAATTTGTGTCTTTTATTTCCATCTTATTTAATGCATTACGTTGAACCAAATTTAAGTAAAGAAAAAAGAATTAATATTAGTTTTAATTATGGATTTTAAAAAAAATAAATACGCAATAATTAGGAAAGCAATTGATAAAGATTTAGCGACATTTCTTTACAATTATTTTTTAATAAAAAAACAAGTTTATGACACTTGTATCGAAACAAGATACATATCACCTTATGAAAATGCTTTAGGAGAATATGAAAGAGGTCCGAAGGCACAGGTAGCTGATACATTCGCTCATTATTCAGACGTTGCTATGGAAACTTTAATGTTAAAGTGTCAGCCTATTATGGAAAAAACAACTAAATTAAAATTATATCCATCATATACATATGGTAGAGTTTACAAAAAAGGTGACATTCTTAAAAGACATAAAGATAGATTTAGCTGTGAAATTTCTACTACTATGAATTTAGGTGGTCATCCTTGGCCAATTTATCTGGAACCGTCTGGGGAAACAGGTAAAAAAGGTGTTAAAGTAGATCTTAAACCTGGAGATATGCTAGTATATAGAGGATGTGAATTAGAACATTGGAGAGAAAAGTTAAAAGGTAAAGAATGTGTTCAAGTTTTTTTACACTACAATGATGTAAAAACAAAAGGTTCAAAAGAAAATATTTTTGATGGAAGAAAACATTTAGGACTACCTTGTTGGTTTAAAAGAAATGAAATTTGATTTTTTTCTTATAAAAAAACTTTTTTGTTTAAATGACGTAGAAATTATATATAATACAATGATTAAGTATTCAAATCCTTCTTACACATATAATTCTGGAAAAGTAAAAAGATCTGTAAATTATAAAATAACAGATTATGAGTATGTTAAAAAACAATTAAAAAGATTAATCGACAAAGTTCATGAAACTAATAATCTACACTTTGGTTATGATTTATATCCTATTTTAGATTGTCAAGGTATTCATCTACATGAATATTTACCAAGTGAATCTGTTGGGTATGATTGGCACACAGACAGTAACTTAGATTTTGCTAAAGACACTAAATTAACTGTATTACTTAATTTATCTAAAGAAAAATATGAAGGGGGTGAATTAGAAATATTTAATTGTGATAAAATAAATTTTAATGAACCAGGAGATGTTTTAATATTCAAATCTTTTATGCCCCACAAAGTACATAAAATAATAAAAGGTACAAGAAAAACATTAACTTTATGGATGCATGGACCTTGTTTTAAATAATGTTAAAATTTTTAGAAGATATAAAAAAAGCAACTCCCACTCAAAAGAAAAAAGAATTATGGGACGTAGAGGGAATATTAAAAGATAGATTAAATCAAAAACTAAAATTTGATTTAAGACCTATAAAAAATAATTGTAAAGTAGGAAACTTTAAAACAAAAGCTGATAAAATGGTATTTAGTTTTAAAGATCAATATATCATTGTTGATGTAGAAGAACTACATAGTTATATAAAAAAAAATAAATTGAAAGATGTACAATTAGAAGATTTAATATCTAAATTAGATTGGAATATAATTATTAATAAATAATGTTAGAAAGAAAAATACATGTGTTTGATAACATAATAGATAAAAAGTATCAAAATAAAATTAAACATATTCTTTTAGGAGATTATTTTCCTTGGTTTTTTGTAAATGATGTTACACACACAAAAAATAAAAAACAATTAAGGCCAGCTTTTAAACATTTTTTTGTGATAAATGAAAAAATAAATAGTGATTATCATCAGTTGGTATTACCGATGATTTTACAATCATTAAAAAAAATAAAATATGAACATAATAAAATATTGCAAGGAAGATCATTTTTACAAGTACCTTTAGCTATTAAAAATAAAAACATTGTAGACACACCACATATTGATTTAAATAACGAACACTTAGTTGTTTTATATTATGTTTTAGATAATGAAGCTCACACTATAATATACAAAGATAAAAAATCATTAAAGGTATTAAAAAAAATACAACCTAAACAAGGAAGAGTAGTTATCTTTAATGGTAAATATTGGCACACTGCAGAACAACCTAAAATTAAAAATAGATGTGTAATTAATTATAATATAATATGATTTATCCTACCATAATTGTTGATGATTTTTTCGATAATCCAAAAAAAGTAAAAGATCTTGCATCTACGTTAGAATACCAAAAAGATCCTGAAGGCAGATGGCCAGGTGAAAGAACAACATTTTTACATCAAATAAATTATCCTTTTTTTAATCATGTTCATTTAAAAATTTTAAGTATTTTATATCCAAATGATTTTAGAAAAATTAATTATACTGCTAGTAGTTGTTTCCAAAGTATATCTGGTAAGCGACATGTAAATACAGGTTGGGTTCATAAAGATGTAGGATCTGAAATAACAGGTATTATATATTTAAGCGATCATAAAAACTGTGGAACATCTTTGTGGAAAAATAAAAACTTTTTTGACACAGACACAACTATGTTTGAGAAAAGAAAATTTAATAAAAAAGATTTATATGACAAAAAAGAAAAAGATATACTAAGTAAACATAATGATAATTTTAAAAAAATATTACAAGTTGATTCTATATTTAATAGATTAGTTTTGTTTGATTCTCATCAGCACCATTCAGCTGAAAATTTTTTAGATGAAAATATAAAAGAGGATAGACTTACCTTATTAACTTTTATTGAAAAAATAACTTTTAATGATAAACAAATACGTTATCCATTAACAGAATGTAAAAGGTTAGATAAATAAAATGAATATATTAGCTATTCATACATCTCACGATGGATGTATTACGTACGTAAAAAATAATAAAATTGTATTTCACACTCAATTGGATAGATACAATAGATTTAAGCACACTACATTTCCAGTTAAATCTATTATTAGTATAATAGAAAATTTACCCATAGATAAAATTATTATGACTTGCTTAGATATATCTTCTTCAATAGAAGTATGGGACAATGTTTTAAAGAAAGAAAGTAAATGTAAAAATATAGATATTTTATATTATCAACATTACTACCATCATTTGTTACATGCTTACTGTGCTTTAACTTGGGATAAAAAAATTAAAAATATTTTAATTTGTGATGGATCTGGAGCAAAATATGGAGATAATATTGAAAATGAAAGTTTATATTTTTATAATAAAAAATTAGAACATGTTTCAACTGAATCAAACCAAATTGGTTATAGATATGAAGAATTTACCACTAAACATTTTGATCATCCTTTAGATTGTGGAAAAACTATGGCGTGGAGTTTATATGATGAAAGACCAGCCAAAATACAAAAAAATTTTGAAGATGATATGACCAAACTTATAAATCAATGGGATCTTAAAAACAATTTACATTTTACTGGAGGATGTGCACAAAATGTTTTGTACAATTCTAAATTATTAAATAAAGTTAATAATCTTTTTTGTGATCCTTTTAATGGTGATTTTGGAATAAGTTTAGGAGCAGCTAATTTTTTTCTAGGAGGTAAAATAAAAAACAAAGAAATATATCTTGGTATACCACAAGATTTAAATTTAGATATTTTTATGAAACATAAAATTTATAATGTAACACCAGATGAAGTTGCTAAGGTTGTGTTAAATGAACCAGTTGCAATTTTTCAGTCTAGAAGTGAACAAGGTCAAAGAGGACTTGGGAACAGATCTTTGTTAATGAATCCAATACATGAAAAGGCTCATGACAAAATGAATGCAATTAAAAAAAGAGAATGGTTTAGACCTTTTGCCTGTTCCATATTAAAAGAGAAAGCAAAGGAATGGTTTGAAATGCCTATAGAAGAATCACCATATATGATGTATGTTTTTAACATAAAAAAGAAAGGTATATTGCAAACAGGTTTATCTAAAAATAATGACTCTAGAATACAAACTGTAAGTAAGAAAAATAATTTACATTATTATAATTTAATAAAAGCATTTGATAAATTAACAAATATTCCAATACTAATTAATACAAGTTTAAATTTACCAGGAGAGGTCTTAGTAGAGACCATGCAAGACTTAAAAGACTTGTTTGACAAGAGCAAATTAAACTATATTTATTTACCTGAAATTGGTAAAATGATTAAAAAAAATAACTATTAATATACTAAAAAGCATATATAATGAGGTGCTATGCTTCAGAAAATACAATTTAAGCCAGGATTTAATAAACAAGCTACAGAGACCGGTGCAGAAGGTCAATGGGTAGATGGAGATAATGTACGTTTTAGATATGGTCAACCTGAGAAAATAGGTGGTTGGCAACAATTAGTTGATGGACAAATAGCAGGTCCAGTTAGAGATCAACACACCTGGACAGACTTAACAGGTAAAAAATATGGAGCTCTAGGTACTTCTAAAGTTTTAGTAATTTATTATGAAGGTGGATTCTATGACATCACACCTATTGAAGCTGACGTAACTGGTTGTACATTTGATTCAACAACAGGATCTGCAACTGTTACTGTTAATAAAACTTCTCA